ACCATATCCATTCCCCTACTTTGGCTGTCTGCTGGGGCTCTTCCCATTCGCCTACGTCATTAAGGGTGTAATTGATTTTTTGTCTTCGTATCGTTACGTCTTCTCGCATACCATCGAACACTTCAGTCTCTAATTCAAAACCCTTCCCATCAGAACTGGTAATCCTCACGTCAACAACATTAGGTTCTAACTTAGCTTCATCCATTGCTCTTTCGATACGTCTAGTTCTATCTGCATCAGTGAGAGGAAGATCAAGAGGGGCGAAATTCTCCGCCACCTTCTTCAACTCGACTTCCATATTCATAATCTGTTCTGCAACTTTCTTAGGGGCGCCGACAGTGAGCTTCTGCATATTGGATACAGGGACCATAGTATTAGCGGAAGTGAGGGGGTCTACCCCAATTTCTTTTAAATGACCTGCAGCACCCAGCTTGGCAACGTCACGAACAGCATCAATACGCTTCAACTTAGCAAGTCTTGGGAGAATTCCTGTGGCTTTAGCAATCGTGCCCCAAACACGGCTCCCTACAAACTTACCGATAATAGCTTGATCTGCTGCATCCGTGGCACTCTCAATGAAAAGGCCAGTACGTTCTATATCATCAATAGAAGTCATTCGACCAAGAAAACTCATCAATTCTATCTTGTTATCGAACAACCCCATTGTCTCCCAATTTTCAACGACTTCGTTTAATAGGGAAGCTCTGGCTTCAACAGGCAACTCATTAAATGCCCTATTCATTTTCATGTGGAGTTCAGTGGTGTCTAAATAATCCCCAGCCTCAACAGGGGCCCCAAGGAATTTAGCTATCTCAGTGATACGGAAGTTATTATCCCCCAATATCATCATCTGAGCAATATCTCCAGCCACCTCTGTCTTAGACATCTCATCCCATGTTTTAGCAAGGGTGTTATTCATCCAAGCATAATAAGCCATATTATCTCTATCGTCTTTCGACAATAAAGCTGCATCTGGTAAACCGTCTACCCATGCGTAATAGGGGCCTAGCACCCCATTAGAGGCCCTCTCCTGCCTAGTCTGGACATCTGCAGCAATGGCATCTGCTGGCACCTGCCCAGCCAATCCTAGAGGCACGTTTAAAGAGGTTTTTAACAACTCATCTTTACGAGAAGCAATATCCCCAGCTTGGTCAACATAAGCCTTATCAAACGCCATAAGAGGGTCAGTGTTATTAGAAATAGCTTCAATAGCTTGATCTATCCCTCTAGCAACCTTTTGAGCAACAACAGGAGCAGGTGTTGGCATATCAACAAAGGTATTCATTGCCTCGGGTTCTTCAACATCATCGGGGGCATCTATATACTCGGCCCATTCTTCTTCATTAGTAGGCTCCTCTGGACTAACCTGTGCAGGGCCCTCAGTTATGGTAGGGGATGCCTCTTCTTTAATATCGCTAATGCCCTCTTCTATTCTCAGTGTCTCAGAGTTTCCATTCATATTCGTACCTACTTAAAAATCGATTTAGTAAATGATTGGAGGCCAGCCCCCATAATCCCTTGACCAAGGGAAGATAAAATAGAACCACCAGCAGACATAGGTGTCTGAGACTTTAACTGAGCATCAGCATAATCTTGATTCAGATTACCTTTGATCCCTGCAAAAGAAGTCGCTGTATTAATATTACCAACATTAATTCCAGCTTGCCCTGTAACAGTCTGACCACCGACAGTGACAGCACTCCCAGCACCCTGCCCGGTTGCAGCAGCAGTGTTTTCAACCATCGCCCTTTTAATACGGGCTTCCCGAATCTGGGCTCTTCGATCCCTAGCTGCTTCCTGTTGTGTTTGAGCTATAGAAACAGCTTGCTGTTGTTTCTGCACAGCCGCCATTTCTTTATAACCGTCATTACTCTCTTGCTGCCCCCAAGACTGCCCAAAGACACTGCCAACAGCCCCGACGATAGCCCCTATTAAACCTCCGCCTCCACCGCCCATTATAACCACCTCCGGTTAATTATCATTTCTCCGTCATTATACGCTTCATGCATCCCCATAATCTTATGGAATTTAGCAATTTTATGATCGTCTACCTTGATAACCGCGCATACAGACGGAGCACCTTCGCTCTTTAAATAATCCAATACAATTGCCCACATAGGGAGGAAATAAGTCTTTAAAAGTGTATGCGACCACTTATAAACTTCTAGGTGTAAAAGAGGGACACCATAATGCCACTCGACAGACAATTTTCCATTTTCATTATCGATAAGAACTTCCATTATGCTACCCCCACACTCCCCATAATACCCCATCCATAAATGTGGCAATTATGTTTAGGTTTTGTTTTCAATACAAAACTCAACGCTTGACCACTTCCTCTTAAACGGTTCTTAGTAATCACCGTTGTATATCCATAATCAAAAGCAGCATCAGCATCGAACATAAATATTCTAGGGAGCCTGTAAGCTTCAAATTCCCTCGACCATCTTCCGGCAGATGAAGAGTTTACCCAATCCCACCTAATCTGTATTAAGCATGAAGATGGGTCTATAAAAGCCCCTGTATCGTCTAACCCTACCTCTGTTCTTTTCATATAAACATAAATATAGTCGATGTCCTTTTTAACCATCGCACTCCCACCAGTAGCGGCCCCAGAAAGCATCCGAGCCTCTGCATCAACACCTACACCGTTGAATGTTTTCCAATCTGTAAATGTTTTATCCCGATAATGGCTAAAAGTAAATTTATGGGTGCCTGCTGTTTGCAGAAGAGTGAGATACTTAATAGAGCTTTTATATATACTCTCCGAAGTCAAAGGGGAGACTACGACATCATCACTCACAGCAAGTACATCATAATCAGTTGATGGAGAGCCAGAGGTAATAATAACATTATTAGCAATATCCACAGATAAAATATTGTTTAATGGAGCATACCCAGCTACAAAAGGGTATTCAAACGTAGGAACTTTTATCTCAAAAACATAAAAAGCATTTAACAGAACATCAAGAACCAGCTCTTTATTAAAGAAAGCCGCATTCGGTAGAACAGCATCTCGATACAACCAACGAAAAGAGCGAGTAAAAGGATCGTACACCCCGACTGCTTCTGTTTTAGCTTTATCATCAATGTCATCATAAAAAGTTTGTATAGTGGACGCTGTTAAGTCATTATTACTCCCACGTAAAGTGAGATCATTTCTAGCGATTCTATAAATACCTGTTTGCGACCAAAAAGCAATAGAATCTTCTGCGTAGATTATCGATCTTGTAGAAGAAGGAGCAATATCGGTAGTCTTAGTAACATTTTGATTCGTCGCTGAAAATGACTCCTCTCCGCCGTGGATTTCCCAAACCCCATTTGTACAGAAAACAAAAAGAGATTGTCCCATAGTCATAAGACGTAAGACCTGCCCCATATCAGGAATAGTGATAAAACCCCCATCAGTAGCGATAGGATCAGAGATTTGTTCTGAAGTCGGGTCAGCTTCAGAAAAGCAGCTAACGAGGCTTTTGACATTATCTTTTGCTTGGGAATAGAAAACCATAGTCCCAATACTAGGAGAGTTTGCATCAAAGTCGGTAGTCCCCGTCTCTCGCACAGCATAAAATACACGACCTGCATAAGACGCAACTGAGACAACACCCCCATCACTTTTATCTAGAGGTAGCGCCGCCCCCCTCCCATCCCCACGATTAAATACATCAAGTATTTTGCTTCCTAAAGGGGCCCTGGTTGTCCCAAAAGCAATCTTCTCTAATTCCTTTGGATAATAGGAGTTCACTGCTGAGACAGCCGTTGCGCTGCTCGCTTTTGAAGCCCAAATAATATCCGCATTAGACGGATAAACTGAGATATGTGTAAATGTAAAAGGAATCGGGTCTGTAGTTGAATTGTCTGATAAATTACTCGTGCAATTAAAAGAAGTGGGCCATCCCTGATTCCGCAAATTATATTCGTGCTCATCTGAAAGTGTAGCTGGGCGTTCATCGATCCCTAACCCATCTACCACACCAAATAAATCTCGGATACGTAAACGCTGGTTAACAACACTTATGCTGTCCGTTAAGGGGTTGTACGATAGAACAGAGACTTCTTGTGTTCCGTGAGCAACAATTAATTTTCCGTATGCGGCAGCAACAGACATCGCCTCTGTAGCATCTCCAGCTATAGTGATTGCAACTCCACCATTAATTGGGTTAGATGATATCGGACCACTATTCGCTTTATAAAAATACAGTTTATTTCCTATTTGAACGACAGAAAATTCAAGATCACCCCTATTAGCCACAGCAGGCCAAGAGAAAGAGGAAACATGAACTTGAGGATTAGTAACATCGACCCCTGTATCAATTAGGGAATATCCCTCTTCATAATCCATACCAAGCCGTCTTTTTCGACTACCGTCCGTATTCAGGACAAAGTTCACCTCTTCTAAAGAAGCATTCTCGGGATATGTGAAAGGAGAGGCTTCAGTGATTAACCCACGAATAAAAGATGTGTACTCAGCCTGAAGAGGTTGCCTTGCCATATTTAATCACCTACTTCGTTTTCTCGTTATACGCCTGAATGGCCTGTAAACCTGTCCGTTTAGTCCATACACCTTTCAGTTCATTAGGAACTCTCCCCGGCCCACCTCTCCACACAACATTATAAAGATTCGGGTGAGTGGAAGACGATTCCACTTCCAAAGTTTTCTCTTTCTTATCCATACTATCTCCGTCTTCCATAATTCGGGTAGGTCACTCCGCCACTGACTCTCCAACCATTCATAGACATTTGGTTCTGCTGGCGTTTACTCTGCTGCTCTGCTTTCTCATTCGCTATCTGTTTAATGGTGTAGAAGCAAGCAGATTTCGCCTCTGCTAACAGTGCTGGGAATAAATGCCCAGGAAGATTAGCAACAAATACATCGTCTGTAAACCAATCTGGGTAAATATAAACTTCACATTGAGAGTTTGAACCCTGCAAGGTATCTTCTAACATCCCCTCATAACTGTCCATGACAATGAACTTATCGTCAAAACTTGTAAAATACGTTGGGGGAGTATTATCTAAAATTTTAAAGGACATCCCTGTCGGCGTCTGAACAACCTTAACTCCCTCGCTTGTGGAGTTCCGGCTATTTGTCCACTGGATAAACTCATTAGGTAACATGAATTTAATGGGGGCAAAAGAGTCTGTTGGATTTTCAAATGTACGCTGATTATAAGTTATCCATTCAACCCTCCGTGTATTTCTAGGGAGAATTAAATAAGTGGGATAAAGATTATTCGAATAGGATTCGAGGGTCACTAACTGTTTTAAGTGAGGCCATTCTCGTCTCGTCATCATTTCATTATAAGTTGACTTAATAATCTGAGCAATCTGTAATGCTTCTTCCGTATCGCCAATTGAATTTACAGCGTCGCTAGACATATCAGACAAAATATCTTGCACCATATCAAGGAGAGTCATTTTCATTTCTTTTTCCTCTTGCCCTCACGGATAGAAGCCCCTGCAGATCGATTAGTTTTACGGCCCTCTACTCGGATGTTACCGCTCCCATTCGCCCCTCCATTATGAAGAGCCTTCTTATGCCCCACATCCTTTCCATCCCCCTTACTAACCTTCCCAGCTTTCTCCATTCTTTTACGAGCGTTATTCCGAGCAGCCCTATTCTTCTTCTGTTTCGCAGAAGCGTGGTACTCTTCATATTCCTTCTTATAATTCCGAGCTTTAGGCATTACTCAACCTCGTTATACGTAAGGTTACATCCAAAGTGGCGTTAGTAATACGAGCAACAGCATCTTCAGTGCCAACGCCCCAAAATCCAATACCCTGCCCAGCAGACAGAGAAAGAACAACACTACACAACTGTTTGCTGTTCACAACAGGAGAGCCTGCTGTATCAGACGAAACTGCGAGAGCAGGGAGAAATAGCCCATCTAGTGCTGTATCCGTTAACTTTGTTTTAGTAGGGCGGACACTGAATGTATTCACTACAGCCGGGGTAATAGAATCCTTGAAGACGGAAACATCATACATAAAGGTTACAAGGTAAATACCTGTAGAGCCGATTTCTAAAAACCCCTCAGAAACAGTAATATCTAAGTCTCCCCAATTACTTGTGGGCCCTACAAAGGAACACGGGATTAAAATATTACTAGAGAGGTTCGCTGTCCCGCTATCCCAATCCACAGTGAAAGCCGAGCTGGGGTAGCTATTTTCTGTTCCGGGAATAACAATTTCCTGCCACGATCCACTTCCTGCTCCATCAGCAATATAGGCTGTATTAGCAGCAGCGAAATTAACCCCTTTAGGTTCGTGGATATTAGGGTCAATAATATCTTTATGTTGGACATCTGCCATATATTTCTCCTAAAAGAAAAGGAGGAGAGCACAAAGCTCCCCTCCTATATTATTAGATACGAGTGGCGTGGAACACAATCTGCCCCTTACCAAGAGTAGGGGCCGTACCAAACGCCCAAGAAAGTTTTGCACCATACTGACCAGTTTCATACGAAGCCGTAATGGCAGTGGTGTTTACATCGTGGAGGCTGGTAGCAATCGAAGTCCCAAGAGTAATCGGGTCCATAGCAGTACCAGCCGCATAATCACCATTAGCATCCTTAGCCTGTACAGTGAAAGTAACTACACCAGCACCAAAGGCAGCCTTAACCGACTGGAACACAGCATCCAGATCGATAAGGGCCAACGGAGGCAGGGCTACCTCTTTAGGGCCGCCATCATCAGCAGCATCGATATGGACAACAATATCCATCTCGCTATCCAGACCAATCAGGGTTCCGCCCACACCACCAATGGTACGAGCACCATAACGCTTTCCAACACCAATCTCAGCCGGATTAGACTCATAAGTAGACATATTTTATTTCTCCTATAGAAATAGGAGGCCGAAGCCTCCGTATAATTAGATGTTGGACTCAGAAGCCATCAGGATACCGAGGGTATCAACACGCTGTACACCAAAGCCGAAACGAGCACGAGTGACATACTCATCACGAGCGAGGTCCTTATTGCGGTCGCCCTCAACCTTGGGCTGCTGACGCCATGCAGACATAAGGGCCTTGGTCTGATCATCAGCAATATTCATAAACAGGCAGGCCACGTTAGCACCAGCCGTACCAGCAGTAGAACCATCAAGCTGCGTCCAAGAAGTAGTGATGGTAGCCTTGGGCAGACGGTTAGAAGTCATAATGTTCCATCCCATCAGGTTCATTACAAACTGATGGTCACGATCAAAACCGCCCTTGAGCAGTTCCATCATTTCAGGATTACGATCCACACTGTAGTTGGCCTGGAACTTGCTGTCCAAAGAAGCAGCAACAACAGGGTCAACAATACAGACACGGCCAGCCATAGGCACTTCAGCCTTATCGAAGGCGAGCTTCATGCGGATGAAGTCCGCGATTTCAACAGTACCACCAGTACCGGAAGCAGCGCCAAAGTGCTGGAAACCGTTAATGGGATTAGCACCAGCAAAGCCAAAGGACGAAAGAGCACCAGAGTACAGAACATTCAGAGCCTTAGACTCGAAGTATTCCTGCAGAGCACGGGTGGCTTCCTTTGCCCGCATAGCGGTGAGCACTTCAATCTGGCTACCATCCTGACGCATAACGTCAGTCACATACCACGCATCCCCCACATACTGGTCGATCTTCATCGTGATCTCACCAGATTCAATGGGAGTGTAGGTCACAGGCTTATCTTCCTCAACAAACTGAATGGTAGCTTCACCGATAGACTTGATATGCAGGGTTTCACCGCTGCCAAAGTCAGATACATTCCGGAAAAAATTCTCCGGGAGGAGACCGTCCTTCATATTCTCAAGGATAAACTTGGAATCAAAAACATATAAGATGTTTCAGACTATAACTTTTCCCGTAGGAATCTGTTCATTTAGTCGTTGCGGTTGGTTATGAAAAGCTAACATCTGTTCAATTTTCCATCGTTTTAAGCGGGAATGCCTATGCATCTTTTTAAGAAACATAATAGCAAACTGCTTATGGGACTTCCCTAGCCCTCTTCTCCAAAGTTGAGTATTATCTTCCCTCGGTTGATAAATACTCCCACCAAACGCTTTAAAAAGCAACTCTAACCCACATACATCTGAAGTATGGGCTATTGCTCCGACATGGAGTTGAGGCTTACTGGACAGGGTGTAACAACCATCCCCATCTAAATAACCAGCAACCCACGCCCACGTTGGGTGTTTCTTTGGCTTAATTGGGCCTGTATTTTTGCGAGACAAAATTGAATCTTCTTTTAACTGGGCGGCTTCCGAGGAGACGTCTTGCCCCTTAGTCCGGCAGAAGGTTTGGTATAACCAACTCCAATGTTTCCCTTTTATCACCATATGCTTTAACAGCCTAGGTAGGAGTTGGTTCAACTCACCCCTACTCTGGACTGACCACTTATAAGCGTCGGAATAAGATTCTTTTTCGTAAACGATCTTTACTAACTTTCCGGCCCTGGCGGATAGAGACGGGATATATCCGTAACGATCAATAGAGCAGGAAGCAGAAAGACTTAACACTAAATACAAGTATGTTCTACCTGCGCTTGTCTCACAAAACTTAAACGATAGACTTCCATCAGCATCCAGCAATCCGGCTAGATACTTGATTTCACTTTCAGAAAAACTTTTCATTGTCTCCTCCTTGAGGATAACACCTTACCTCGTGTTAGCTTACGCCTCCACGTTATTTAGAACAAAGACAGCACTCTTCAGAACTGTTCAGCTTCGATAAAAGAACGGTTAGTAGCGGAAGTAATCATTTAAAAACTCCTATTTAATTCCGAGGTTAGCATTAACCTCTGCTTTAAGTTTAGACCAGTATTCTGCCAACTCTACATCCTTCTTAAAACCCATTACGGTTCCGAGAGGCTGGGGAGTAGGCACCTGCATACCAGACGTGTTAACACCACTTGGAGTGGGCGTTACAGGGAGCTGCCCATCCTTTATACCAAACATCGAAAAGACAGCAGCAGGAGACGAGGATGCCAACTGATTTACAGCTTCACGAGACAACCCCATCTCAGCAGCCTTACTATAGAAAAACTCTTCTGCTTTCTCTCCGTGAACCTCCTTAAACTTTTTAGCGACTACAGAAGCATTCGCACTTGCTTTTTCCTTCAAGTCTTTTTCTTTCAGAAGGCGGAGAACATCATCGGCTGTGAGTCCCTGTGAAGGAGCGGGGGTTGTAGGCGTTCCAGTAGCCTCTTCCTGCTTCTTCAAGGTCTCCAGCACCTGTTCCATTGTCACAGCCTGCGAAGCCTTCTGTGTGGCTTCCTCAAGCTGCTGTTTAAGCTGTTTAATGTATTCCTGAGAGTGTTGCAAAGCATTAAGTGCAGTAGGGACATCCCGATACTTAGGTTGACCATCATCTCCCTTAATTCCTTCAAGGATCGGAGTGAACGGATCAACAACAGGAGGTGTCACAGCAGGCTGCCCTTCAGGGGTCTGAGGAGCATTAGTTGGTGTGGGGTCGCCATCACCAAAAATATTTTCATTCGGCATTATCATTCCTCAACGTAAGTAAGTTAATTACATCTTCGAGAGCTTTTTGATATCCAAATTCATAAGCTGTTTGATTAGCCCACTCTGGATTTCTAAAGCTCTCCCTGTTAATTTGGATATTACGACTCTTCTTAACATCAGCTTCTATGACTG